ATATTACTTCATGAACTTATCCATTCCTCTCATGTTCATTAAGAGTCTTCCAGGATGTATGTTACTTATTCTAATTTTTGCATTACGCCAAAGAGCTGTCTTCTCCTTGCGTGCACGACTAATTACGTACTCTTGTACACCTAACTTAGAGTTAAGTATCTCATACTGAATATAAGCGTATACATACTTCTCAAATAACTTGTTTACGGTAATTAAACTATTATCACCGTTCTCCATACCATCAGATACGTACTCAAGTATACAAGACTTATTAGCCATACCTGAGTCAAAGTTAATAACTCCTGCCTTCTTATCAATATTAAATGTAGGATTTCTATTAGCTGTCTCTGTATTTAATCCGTATTGAGTTCCAATTGCGTAGTCAAAGTACCAATTACCATCACAGCAGTAACCTTCTTGGCCATCAAACTGATTGCCATGGTTAAGGTATATGCTCTTCTTGGTATTAGTAATTCTATCCCAGTCAATCTGAGAGAACTGAGGCTCAAGTACATTACCATCCTGATCAAACAAGATGTTACAGTTGTTGTCTTGTAAGTAAGCTTTCGATGACAACGTCTGAATGTTCTCTGATAATGGGTATAGGTATCCATCTTTGTACATAGATATACGAACCCAATTAACGTAGTCCGAAGGAAGTACAAAACGTAGCTTCTCGCATACGTCCAACTCTAATACCTTGATCTCCTTGAACGCATCGTAGTTTAACTCTTGAATCGCACGCTTTGCGTGGAACAAGATCTTGTAACGCTCCTCATTATTAATTAACGAGTGGTTACCTGAATACATTAATTGGAAGTTTGTAACAATCTCAGTTAAACTAACGTATTGATACGAACCCCAATTAGCATCTTCGGGAGCATTGCCCCCGTTCTCATAATACTGATACTGTGAAATATATGCCATGTCTTATTATTAAGTAAATGTTGGTTCTGCTTGCTGTTGTTGTGCTGCTGCAAACTGAGCTACCTCAGACTCACGAATAACGACACCACAGTACTGAAGTATTTTTGTAACTAACTTATACTCATCTTCTGTTGGCAACTCGAAGTCCTGATAGTCAGGCTGTGTTTGGTCAAATGCAGGCTCACCATTTAGTAAGTTGATGTACGTCCACTTAGGAGCTAACGGTGTTCTAAAGTAAGAACACTTCAATGAGTTTACACCATTGATAATCTCCGGATAAACTAAAACCTTTTCCCCTTCAATTATATATGCCGGGTACAATAAGCTTGGCGATGTTAGTGGCGAGTCTAGTAATAGATTAATATTTCCATTACTTACCTTCTCAGCATCCTTTAATCTTAATGAAGTATTTGGATCGTAGCAAGTAATCTTACTTATCATGTAAGGACTATATCCTGTAGTTGTTAACGATGGTAAGTAGTACTCATTTGTCAGTGGTGATACCTGAGTCAAGAAGTCATTTACTAAGAAAGACTCTAATACCTCTGCCGAACTCTTTCCAATATCTGCGTAGTCAGTACCTGACATACGAGAGTTCTCCATGTTAATTACTTTATTATAGCCACTAAACAATTCATCAAATAACTCCATCTGCGCTTGTAACGCAAGTAAGTTGAAATCTGAAGGTGAGATATAACCGTAGTTATTTTTGTTGAGTATAGATAGTACTGTGTTTCTAACCGAATTTATCATTATAATCCTTTTTACAAAGGTAATAAAAAAAGGGGCACATTATGTAACCCCTTTCTCCTCTCTATATATATCCTTACTAAAGTAGCTCCATATTGCTATCAAGCATTTTTAAAGATTCAATACCTTCGTCACTTTGAAGGAATTGCGTAGCTACTTCGTATGGGTCTTCTCCAAATGGAATAGTGACCATTCTCTTTTTGTTAGATGGTGTGTTAAACCAAATCTCTTTGTTACTGTTTCTGAATACCAATAACTTGGCTTCAAAGAATGAACGTACATGAGACTTAGTCTTTAACGATGAGTCATCTAATACGTTCAAGAATCCACGTGGGTCTCTCTTAGCGTATACCAAGATATCACGTTTCAACTCTGCAGTTGTAAAACGAGATGGGTCTCTATTAAATAATACTCTTGTCATCAACTCAATTTCTTCTAGTGAAAGCTCACGTGCTTTAATAAGCGCATCTGCTTCGTAGAATAACCACTCAACCTCTTGCTCTGCATCTTTCTCGTGATTAACCTCAACGAATGAAGATCCATTTAATGGATGGTAGTAAAGAAACTTTTGTAATACAGGGTTTGTTTTTGGCACGTGCAAGAATCCATCTTCAAATACAATTTGATCTACAATTGCATTTCCGTCTTGCTCGTCTTCGAATGGTGATTTTTGATTTATCGCATATCGCAATGGGCGATTTACATTGTTCTCTTCATCAAACCAAAGTAACTGAAATCGTTTCGTACTTCTTGATGGTAATGTAAAAGAAAGTGGTGCAGCGTCATTTTTTAATTTATAGACCTTGTCTGCTACCGCAGGTTTTGTGTTCGGTGTTTTCATTAGATATAATTTAATTATTTAAAAATAGAGAGGGACATTGCTTCCCCTCTCATATTTGTTTTGATTATGCTCCGTAACGGAACAATACGAAGTTATTCGCTCCAAGTGTACATACACAACGCTCAGACAAGAAGTTTACCTCCATAGCATCTAAGTCGCTAGTTTGTGCACCACCAGCAGAACCTGTAATCCAAGTTTTGTAACGACGGTCTTCAGCGTTAACTGTACGGTAACGAACGTGTAAGAACGGACGTTTCGCGTTTTGACCCATGATTTGATCGTATACAGTTGTTGAACCTGCAGGAACCAATAAACCTGTTACTGTACCTGTTGCAGATGCTCCTGTTGGAAGACCACCACGCATTGTTGGATCGTTCAAGTATTTCCAGTCTGTTTTGTAGAAATCGTAAGAACCACGACGGAAACCTGTGAAACCTAAGTTCAACGCCATGTCTTTATCGTTATCAAACAAACCATAAGAAGTACCACCTGCTCCGTAAGAGTTTTGTGCTGCTAACATATCATCAACATCTAAACTGAAATCACGGTTCAAGAACAATACGTTCTCTTCGATAGATCCTTGTTTGTCCAAACGTGTAATGATTGTATCGTAGTCAGCCAATGTAGTTGGGTTACCACCACCCCATACGTTTCCGCGGTTGTTTACTACGTAGAATACTCCTTCAGATCCTTTGTTACCAACTTGAGCATTTGCTGTTTGATTAGCAGCTCCTGATCCTGTTTCAGCTGGTACAGCCTCGATCATTGCAGTCTCTAAGTAATCTTCAAAACGTAAACGAGTTTCGTGCTCTGATTTCAAATACCAAAGGTATCCGTTAGCTCCGTTCTCTGTTTCGATCTCAACCCATCCGATTTGCGCCATATCAGAACCTGATACAGAGTATTTATCTTTGATGATGATTGGAGAGTTGTCGAAGAAGATATCGTCAGCCTCTAATGAACCTTGCATACCGTTTGTTCCTTTACGGAACTCAGAACCGTAGATCCATACAGTCAATACGTCTGTACCTGTAAATGCTTGTCCTGCTCCTTCGTAGTAAGCTACATCGAATGTACCTAATGTTGTGTTAACTGCAGTAACGATTGCTTTGTTAGAAGCACCACCTGTGTTAGCAGAGATAGATACAGTTTGTCCTGGACGGATAGCGATTGGTTTACCTGTTGCAGATGGAATAAGAACATCATTTACAGTAATTGTAGCTGTATCTGAAAATTGTGCTGCACTTGAATCACAGTTAACATACTTAGTATGCAAACGACCTTGCTCTGCCCACTTAACCATGTCAGAGTTAGACGGCATCTCTGCTCCTACCATACGTAAGAAAGATGCAACTGTACGATTTCCGTAACGCTCGAATTCTTTTTCGTAAGTGTCAGGAAGGTACTGATTCAAAAAGTTGAAGTCAGTAATGTAATTTGTGGATAACGCTACTTGCTGCGCATTCGGCTGCAAGTTATATCCGGGCGTTGAATTTAAAGCCATTTTTTCTTTTTTTTAAAGGTTAAACATTTTTAATACTGCGAATCTTGAGTCCTCTTCCGGAGTCAGGATTAACAGCTTTTACTTTTACTTCTCCCTTATTAACGCTTACAGGTGTTTGACGTTCAGACATATTAATGTTTTTTATCTTACGCGTCACATCATCTGTGGCATCTGATTGGCCTTGCTCATAAAAGAACTTGGCAAACTTTTCAGGGTTCAGTGCCATCGCTAATGATCTATGGTATCCAGCTGCGTCCTTCATCATTCCATTCTCATCCAAATACTTCGATATGAAGCTGTATGGATTTGATTGCAACTTTTTCAGTTCGGTGGCATCTCCCGGTGCAAATGTGATGTTTTTCTCTCCGATATTGAACTCAAAACCTTTGAACTCTCCACCAAAGACCTCATCTGTCTTTTGTTCGAACCACTTACTCTTACGCTCGCTTTCCTCCTGTTGATTCTTAGACGATTGTATATACTGTTTATAAGACTCATACTCTTCCTTATCTTCTTCAGGAATAGAGGATCTACTTGACTCAAGCGGAACTCTGTATTTTTCCTTCTGTTGATTGAAGAATTTCTTCGCCTCATTTACAGACTTTTTCATTTTGAGCTTAATCTTCTTGATATCTGACTCATCATCAAAATCCTCATCGTATGAATACTCATCCATAAGAACATCGATATCGTCAGAGTCAAGACCTTCCTGCGTAGCAGATAGGTAAGCTCTAAGAAGTTGATCAGAGTCCATTGCATCGTAGTCTTTATTCAATTGTTTAAAGTCTTCGAAACCTCTACCTGTCTCCTTCTTATATTTTAAATACGTAGCAATCTCTTCATCCAACTCCTCAGAATCAGTTCTCTCTTGAACTAAGTCATCAAATGAATTGATTTCTTTACCGTATCTTTTTCCCAAATATGAAAGAACTTTTTCTTCCGAAAGTTCATCTTCACTATCAACTTCTGTAGTGTCTACAATCGTTTGTTGATTGTCAATAGCCATGTCATCAGTTTTGATGACCGGTGTCTCGATATCGTCAAACTCACCATTGAGCTGTTTTTCATGTTGTTCATGAAGCTCTCGCTCTCTTTCTTGTACACTCTTTGATTCAGTGAACTCTACTTCCTTTACTTTTATTTCCATTAGATTAAATTTAGATTACAAAGTTATATATTTTTTTTGTATTTTATCTCGGCTCGAACTCCGCCATGTCAAAGCCATCAAGGGAATCCTCGTTTGACTCAAAACTTTGCGGTGGTAAGTTGTTCTTGCGTTGATGTATTAGCTTAGATTGCTCTGC